GTTCCAACAGATTGTTCATTGGTGATCTTATTTTCCATTATGTGAGCGATGAAACCCCCATAATACATACGCACCGCAAGAGTGTAATCGATAGGCCCGTGAGCGAACACACGAGTCTTATTCTGATCTACTTTTGCAATCGGTCTCCTTTCGTCCTTCAGGGTATCAGTCCACACAGTTGGAGTTCTTTTGGAATTTCGAGCGTTTTCAATGCGTTCAAGAACAAGTTTCCTCATTCCTTCATCAAAGATATAATCACCATCTTTCCCAAACCAAGTCGTTTTTCCTTGGAATCCAGGTTTCACGTTAAACACATGTGGATATCCCGCAGAACTTTGTCTATGTATGCCTACAATATACTGGCTATCTGACGATCCAGCAACAGCTTCTTCATAAGTCAAAATTCGAGCAAGATACTTTCGTGTGTCACCAGATAACAAAAGCGATTGCACTTCATTGACTGCACGATCAACTTCAGCCTTTGGAATGTAAGGTGTATTTATAGCACATTTTTCTACATTCTTGTGGAGTATATTAACATGAGCATCATAAAGTTTCGCAGGTTTCGTTATTGGTTCCACATAACCGTGAATTGGGGATGGACGAATGTCTGTTTTGCCCGGAGCATGTTTTACCATGCTACAGCCTCCTAAGAAGCTGAAAGTGGCGGCGGGCATATCAAGCATTTTGAGAATGTCATCTTGGGAATAGTTAACATTGAACTGTAGTTCTACCTTACTTTTGCAAATATTCGGTAGTTCATCAGCATCAAAATCTATAACCTTGAAATTCTTCATCGCACGCTTGATATCATCTTGCGTCACACTCTGGCCGAACGCAGTGCGACCTCCAATTTCTCCTGCCATGTGAATACCAGCAATCTTCCTTCTGAAAGAAGTGTCATTTACAATAACGGGGGAACCACAATCACCTTTCGTCGTGTTGAGCGCATAAACCAATGTATCTCGGGCTTGAACGGTTTCATCTTCGAATTCAAGTGTACGATCTTCTATTTTACAATCAGTGTTACCCAAAATATGCGAATACAACCGGTCTCCCCCTCATCCCCGTTTTTAGTGCACACCACGGTGACGCAGAACAAGTTCTGGCTCGCGTTCACACTGACCACATTCTCAAACACTCCCAATTGCAACACTCTCGCGAAGTCGATCAAGATGCGTTCGATAGGACCTTTTGACTCCTTCCGAAAGCATTGAAAGTCGCTTTCCGCGGCGAGGTTTTGCCAGATAATCGTGACATCAAAGTCATCGTGTTCCTGGAGGTTAAGGAGGGGGGTTGCGGCCGTATCCGCAGTGCTTTCTGAAGTATGCATCCTGACAGAGGAAGCTGCCTTTGCTGTCGCAGCGACACTTAGACGCGCTTTCGTAGCACTGGGGCCAGGTGTCACGACTGGATCCGCGCGACTTCGTATGCAGCGAGGAAGGCGCCGTTACCGCGTGGGGATTTATTCGTAAGCG